ATTGCAATATCCCCTTCATAAAGTCATCTAATTCTTTTTCAGCAGGTTTCTTGACAGGAGTTGGTTTGCCTTCAACTGAGGCTCCACTTTGAACCTTTTCCATTTCAAGTACTTTGCTTTGACCAGCTTTTTCTTTTTCTGAAGGAGGATTTACACTTTCTTCTTTTCCATTCAGAACCTTCCACACCTTAACCATATTAGAAGTTGTTACGTTTTCCGGACTTTTCATAAAACCATAGTATGATTGTATTTCTTCTTCCGTCATACCAAGTGATTTAAGTTCATTGATTTCAGCTTGTCGTGCTTTAACTTGACTTTCTTGTTGCCTTACACCTTCAAATTGTTTCATTGCTTTCTGTGCGCCTTGGTCAATTAGCCATTGGTCGTATTCCTGTCGCCAGACTTGGGAAGAAGAGCCATCGCTTGCTTCTTCTAGTATTTCATAATCTTCCGGCTTTTGAGGCGGACCCCCCGCTTCTTGCTTGTTAGCTTCTTCTTGCAATTTTTCTACAATATGAGGATTCTTTTGCAACCAAGAATCAATCACTTCAAGTTTTTCATACTTTGAACTTTTTTCACGAAGTTCGCCTTCTGCTTTATCTTTTGCACTTTGAATATTCTTATATGCATCAGCAAGCTTATCTCGACCTTCTTCGGTATCTTCAAACTTATTATCAATAAGCCATTTCTTAACTTCTTCTACAGCTTCTTCTTCTTTTTGAGTTATTTCTTCTTCTGAAAGCTCAATAGCTTCTTCTGTTTCGGATTCTATTTCAGTTTCCACATTTACTTCTTCTGAGCTAGATGGTTCGTTAAAAGTATTTAACATTCCCATTAAGTTATCGTCTTTAGTTTCTTGTGTACTTGTCGTATTTTTAGACATTCGATGCTCCTGTTTTTAAGGTTATCCCAATCCCATTTGTTCTTCAAACGGATTGGAAGCCGTTTCTTCTGAGTTAACCGCGCTTCTTAAATCAGCTAAATCAATAGCTGTTTTATCTGTCATCTCTTTCTGTTTTCTTTCCTCGTTCTTCGCTGTTGCCCTCAAGTTACTTACCGCTTGTTGTACCGGCTTTGTTGCTTCAGAGACTTCTGCTCTCATCTTTGTATGGAACAGTTCTCTTTCTCTAGTTTGCAAATCTCCAGTCATAGACTGTAATTGTTTTGACAATTGTTGATTTTGCGCTCTAAGCTTTTCAATTTCACTCATTCTAGCAATCAATGATGATTTATCTACATCTCCTTGTAGACCCATAATTACTTGAGTTCTATCGTAAATACCAGCTTGTAATAATTGTATATCTTTTGCCAAATCTGCCGTTGGACTTTTTGAGCGTGTACTACCAATAACAACACGAATATCTACTTCTGCTGTTGTGACATCGTACATTCTTTCAATTGCTAAAGTATAATCATTTATTACCGGTACATTAATCTTTAATTCTTTTTCAATTCCTAATGGATTGATTACGCGTAAAATTCTTTCTTTATCATATACATAAGGTATATACTTTGAAACTATCCTACCAACATGTGTAAGCATATCGTATGCAGGTAATATCTTCCAATTTTGTTTTCTAGAAGATGCTTCATCCAATATCTTAGCTTCACCAAATGTTCCAACAGCACCAGAAGGATTTCCTTGTTGAAACTTATATGCACCAAATACAGTTTCTATATCTGTTTCATATCTTTGCTTTTCTACATAAAGTTGGGAACTAATTGCCGGTGGAGATAGTTCTTTTATTTTACCTTCTCTTAAAGCTGAAGGGTTTGCTCTAATAATTGCATTAGGTACAAACCATTTCTCAAGCTCTTCTGGGTCAATAGCTCCATCTTCATAAATTAATTTAAAACTAGCTGTGCTAGTGGCGTGAGATATAAGCAATGCCTCGGTCCTATTTAACATTCTTTGTGGAGTTTTTGCATGCCTTACGTCACCAGCAGGATACGGATTCCCATTATGCTCATTGCAACATGGCACAATAGGATAGTCTTCTAATGGCAATACAATATCATATATCAATGCATCACCTATTACAAAACTTTCACGCACTCTAGTTACAAATATCTTTTCTTCTTCTACTTGATTATTTTGAATATAAGCTTTATATCTTTTTGTAGATTTAAATTCATCATATTCTTTTTTGTTAAAACTTTTTTGTCTTCCAGTAAGCTTATCTGTTAATAAAATTTGTTCTTCGCTTACTTTTGACCAACGTATAAATCTTCTTACTTTAGCTTGACCATCATCATTTACATCACTTCTTCTTATAATATCATCTCTATTATATTTAGACGTAGCATAATCATCATCTCTATAATCTTCATGTGCATCTTCTATATCATTTGCATGTTCTGGGAACATTACCTTCATAGATTCTTTTGTGCTAGTATCTGAAAGCATTATAGATGCAGCGTCTCTAAAAAATGGGTCAGTTGAGTTAGGGTCAACATACATATTTTCTGGTGCAACCCTTTTTACTTTAATTCCACCTCTACCTTGCTCTGCTTGCCAATCTGGATATACATACATATAACCAAGACCTTTAATAGTATAGTCTTTTACAATACTTCTAAAATGTCTATCTCCATCAGACTCATACCAAATTTTATCTAATAATTTATTATATACAAAAGCAACCTCAGAATCTGTCTTTCCAGTAGGTCTAACATCCCATTCCGGGCTAGCACCAGCAACATTTGATAAAACTTGCTCAACAGCAGGTCTAATCTTATTATTTGCCTCAGGTGGTTGACCGACACTTACTAGGTAATCCTTTTGCGCTCTTGTTAACTGTAATCCTAAATAAAACTCTTCATCTTCTGCCATCTGAAACTTATGTTCATCTGCTGAAGATTGATAGTAAACGTATTCGTTACTAATGTCTGACGCAGATATATCATCAAGTTTGATATTTTTTAAACTTATCATGCTACCACATATTAATTATTATTATACATACTATGCAAATACACTTTCGCCAGTTTCCCAATCTATACCTTTAAATGGAGAATAGCCTCTATATTGCATTCCATCTTCGTCAAAACCATGTCTAGGTGCATATATATCATCAATTGCCCATCTTAATGCATCTAATGTATCCTTTTTAAAACTACCATGTTCTTTAAAATTTAAAAGTTCTTGCTCTAACTCCCAATGCTCATCCTTTAGGCGCATAGCATCGCTAGCAAAATAAGGTTGTAATTGTTTAATTCTGTAGTACTTACTTTTTATTGCTTTCTTAGGATTTATGTTATAAAACTTTCCTGTCCTTTTAGATTCTCTCATCATATAATCAGAAAGCATTACATGTCCTGTTTCTTCTATATTTATCAATTTAGGCTTGTAATATTCAATCATTTCGGTTAACTTATCAGCTAAATCCATTGGAGCCATTTGACCTCGATGGTAGTCAATAACGTAAATATTGTTCTCTGCATCTACTCCAATCACCATAATAACAGAAAAATCAGCTTTTACATTTTCACTTGACGCTGGGTCAACACCCATAAACACATTTACAGGTATATCCCATATCTCATCTTCAACATTTTGGATAATAACAGAAAAATCATTGTCATTTTTAAAATGTCCTTCCCAATAGTTAATATTTTCTTTCTTAAATACACGAAAACTGTCATCCATTGGTATATTCTGATACTCCTGGTAAAAATAAGCTACATCACCTTCAGAAACTAGTCTGTCGCGTTCAGCAATTAGCCAATCATAGGGTCGGTAATCTTCCCATAAGACCTTAGGTTTACCTTTTTTATCTAAAATTTCTTTACCACTTGCTGTAAACTGCCCCGGCTCATTATCTTGTAGGATTGCTTGGAAAAACATACTGTCCCACCCTTTAATCTTGCGCTTGCCATGCTTGTCATAAGCACGCGGACCAGCAATTCTGTTAAGGTACGACTCTTCATCAACAATTGTTCCTATAAATATAAGCTTTGAATCACCAGAGCCAGCAATAACTGCACCATTCAACCATTGTCTAAATTGGTCCCTCAATGTTTGTGTTGCTGTATTTCTTTCACCTTCTCCATCATCAATAACTGTCAATGTTGGTCTGTATGCTCCGTACTTTAATCCACGAACCTTTTGACCTGTACCACGAATCAATACTTTACAATAACTATTAGGTGCGCCAGTCTCATCAAAACCTGCAACAAATTCTTTTTCTTCCTTACCCCAGTTCCTACCTTTTCTATCCCCAAAGAAATAACGCAGCTTTTCATTGAACTCTATTTCATTACCAATCGTTTCTAAATAAAATTTAGATTGCTTTTCAGATTCTGATATTAATAAAATAAACTTCTCTTCATCAAACAAAATACGATGTAAAGGATAGACTAAGTTGATTAAGGTTGACTTGGCATGACCACGAGGTGCAACCACCGCTAACTTAGAACCTATTTCTAAATTCAACAGCTTAGATACAATATCTTTATGAAATTCTGGAGACTTACTTCTTATATGGTAGTGCATAGGTAACTCTGGGTCACCTAATATAAATTTAGCAAAAAAGAATATATCAAGGTACATTCTCTTCATTAAAGCTTCGCGTTCTTCCAATGTGTAAGATAGTTCCAAATTATCCCTTATTCTTTATTCTTAATATTTGAGCAGACAAATATACGCAAGCATCTAGTAATTCTTCTAGTGCTTCCTGCGTAAAGTCTCTATCATCGTTTATAGGTACATCTTGATTGTATTTAGCTTGACCTAAGTCCAATCTGTCTGAAATCATTTTTTTGATTTCTTCATTAATCCCTTGCATTTTTTCATGTGCTTTTTCCTCTTCGATTTCGAGCCTCCCTCTAAGGTTGTCATAAGACGAGATGTTCCGTCTGTGAATCTCATTTGATTTGTTGATGTGTAATTAGGCATCTGCTGTTCCTGTTATGTATTTTTCATAAGCATCTAATCTTTCGCTGAGTGAATCTACTTGTTCAATCATGCTTAAAATTAAGGCAGATATCTTAGGCTCTACAAACATTTCTTTACCATCTAGCAAAATAACGCCTGTATATGACTCATCAATCTCTAGCGTGATTGTTGCTTCCGGTATCTTCCGAGTCAATAACACCTTGTATTCCTTTGTTTTTCACAACATTCATTAAACGACCAATATCTTTATCAGATAATTTTTGTCTTGCTTCTGCCAATAGTTTCTTATCTCCATCTGATATCATAATAATATTTTGTGTCTTCTCTTCTTTTTCTTTCTTACTATGACCTAATAAATCCGATATGCGGTTGAGTGCATTTAGTTTTGCATTAGGTGGAGCGCTATCAATTAGTTCACGATATTGATTGATAATCCAATTATCATCCATACCATGTTCTAATAATGTCTCTCTAATGTTCATGCTAATCCTATCAGATATATATTTTTTTCGTAAAATTCTAACACCTCTTCTAAGCGCTTGTTTAGGGTTGTTGTCGCTATATGCGTTTGTATACGCGTCAACGATTGAGGCTGAATCGAACTTTCCGTTTTTGTCCAGTATTCCGAATTTAGAGATATAGTCCGCGAATTGTTTTTGTAATACAGTTGCTGGGACATTTCTAACATATTGCTTATAGATGAGGTCATTTCCGGACCAGTCTTTTTGCTGCTTGGCGTAGATTTTTGTATAATACGTTGGGGTTTCTCCAAAACCTGTGCGTATAAAAGTAATTTGCTTACGCTTGCCTTTAAGCTTTTTGAAACGCTTTCCAGTAACCTCAAGAGCCTTACCATCATGAGTCCGTATCCAATCACCAATCTCTGCATCACGCCAGTTTTTGACTGTTTCAATTCCAAGAGCGTTAATTTCATCGCATTCATATTGGTCAAATTCCTTTCCTTTACATGTTACTTTCATTTAGAATGGTGCTTTTTCCTGCTTTTCTTCTATTTTATAACTAACGTATTCTAATCCTGTTTGCGCTGTCTTCTTCCAGCCAGCAACAGAATAATCTACACCTTTTATTCTAAAGTTACCTGTAAAATCTGGTTGTGTCTCTTTATTTTTACCTTGGTTTGTGAATATAGAGCCTGTCATATCTTTAACTTCATAAGCCATAATTAAATTCCTTTCATGTATTTGATTGGTTAAACCTAAGGTTTATAAACCATATAAGTAAACCTTTATTTATAAACCTACTGTATCCTTATAAACCTAAGGTTTACTGCTACTGCTATATGCAGAGCTATGCGATGGCATTGCGATGGCATTAGGGTAGCTATAGCAACCCTATTCAAACAGCCTTTAAAAGCACCCTTTGTAAAAAATTGTACAAAATTTTCGTGGTGGGTACTATATAATGACGGGGCGACCCTCGATTTCGTTTCTCCCTACGCGAAACGCGTTGAGTCAACATTTTTTCTCCTCGTCGACAAACCATTGTTTATTTTTAAAAGCTAGCACAGTTTTCTCGAACGCGAATGCTAAAAGTTTTGCTTGCTCTACCCTCTTAGCCATTCCATATATTGTAGCTCGGCAATCAAGCCGATAATTTCATAAATAAAAACAAGGAAAAAAAACAATGCTAAACTCAACAATAATAACAGATACACCAACAATCGACGATTCCAAACCCTCACTAGATTCCAAGCTAGCACACCAAGAACAGCAAGCAATCATTGAGGACTTTCAATTGGATTTTGGTTTTTCACTTGATGAACTACCAGACCTAGACCTACCAATTGAAACATATGAGAAGCATCTAGTATGGATGGTAGAGGATGAGCAAGAAGCAAAAGAGCTTAAAGAAGAAGAAGAGCAAGCCATTATATTAGAAATGCATGAAACATGCCCAAACTGGGACAATTCAACTGATGCATATGATAGGATACTTGAAGAGGATAAACATGCAGTAGCCGGTTTAATCTCATGAATGGCTTTGAAATATCCTTATTTATTGCAGGTATTTTATGGCTATATGTCGAGAATAAAAGACCCTAGTAAGTAAATAACAATAACCAATAAGAAAACCCTGTAGTTTTTACTATAGGGTTTTTTTTTGCTTAAAATTAGCCTAAATACGCTTTTTTTATCCCTAGGTAAGGTAATCACACCCTACGAATGAGAAAATCCCTTCAGCACCTCAAAAAACGCTTTAAAACAATACACCGGTAA